CCCTTGCTTATGTTCTCAGCGTGACGGCTCTCAAATGCCTTGCGCTGTCCTACCGTTTGGTTGGTCTTAACGCCTTGCTGCCCGAATCGGATTGTCTTAACCGTATCGCCTTCTTTAGCTACGACGATATGGGACTTGGTAGGGTGGCTAGGAGTGCGCTTAGGTTTGTTATACCCACTGACCCCCGCTTTTTTGAGCCTCGAATCTGTCATTTTCGCTTCCTTTGCTCAACAAGCTCTCCTTGAGCGTTAATTCGACTATGATTTTTTTCTATCCAATTTTCAGCTTCACTTTGAGACGGGAACAGCGGGTACTTGTTCAGACCCTCAGATCTCGCACGTTGAAGCGCAGCAGCCGTACTCAACAGTTCGCCGTCAACCATCGTCGGAATAACTCTAGTGCCGTCCTCAAACCCGAAAGAACCCATCCTTACGTTGCTAGTAGAGGGTGAGCCGTCCAGATTTTTAAAAGGATGGTTCGTCGGAAATATTTTCTTATTTTTAACCCCAGAAACCTTCGGCATCACATTCTCCTAATTATTTTTTTGTATATTTTTTGGAACACTTTGTCAGAAAGACCGCCCCCCCTAATAGGGAACATCCCCCCCCCAATTGATTAGGTGTAACTCCATATCAGTGTCCGTAGAAGCCTCTGTATGGCTGTATAAGCCATTCTCTATTTGCTTGGCTAAGTAGTACAGCTCACCCCCGAGTCGCAGGGAGGTGACCATTGGGACGATGTAAGCGTCAAAGGTGAACTCATTCATGTCCAAGAAGTTACATGCCGCAACACGATGCATTAATATTTGCTCCATTTTTGCCTCGGTACTCTCATAAGACCCGTAGGGGGTCAAAATACGGTGTTTGTTACTGAGATCACCCACATGGAACCACCCCCGCGAACGACGCCACCACCAGACGACTACCCCCCCCTCCCCAACACACTGCAGCATGGATCATCGATGGTGGTGATGACGCAGTGATTGCACCTTATCTAGATGTAGCTCGGCTAGTGTAAGTCGTTGTCTTCAAAAGGAATTTCCCCCTGAATTTCGCCGACTTCATCGTCCTCAAGGTCTAAATCAGTCAAATCCGCAAGAAAACTGCCGCTATATTGGACGACTTCCGATTTGTCCGGCGCTTGCCAGCCCTCAGCTTTGAAAAGCTGTTCGATAGCTCTGAGCCTGTCTGAATCCTTTTCTGCGGACACGCCGAGATCTTCCAGCGCATTGATCCATCGATCCCTTCTATCTTCTGAATCCTTGCTCATATCGTCTCTAATCCTCTGTATTGCTGCCTTTACACTAATATTTCCCAACAACCGGAATGCTTGATGATTTGCGTGAGAATACCCTGCCGACTCAGCTGATCGTGTTGCATTGCCTGATGTCACATAGTTATCCACGAACTTTTGCTGTCGCATGTTCAAAGGCTTAACTGTTTCGGCTGTCTTGCTCTCTATGTGCATCTGTTACATCCCCTATAGGAGTATGTAGAACTGGGGTGGGTTTTTGTTTTTCCCGCGCTAGAAAAATTTACTCGCCGCTGCGATGGCTGCCGCGAAGACTACCCACGCAGCCCGCTCTGCAACCATGCCTTTACCTGACACGCGAGCCATAGCCGTCTCTGCGTCGCGAATATTTCCTTCAAGAAGGTCGAGCCTGAGTTCGTGCCTATCTAAGCGCTTGTGACTACTGACAAGGCGCTCATCTATCCGCGCAAGAACCGCTACGGTTTCGCTCAGCTGATCTAGCTTAAGCTCTATACGATCAAATCTTTTTTCTATGTCCAAGGTCATCCGCCAGCCAGTACCCGTGCAGGGTTCAGTCGTCTGTGTAAGTAGAATTATACCCTAAAAAGCCGCTTAAATGATTTATTTCGTCTGGAAGTGTTGACACGGGGACGACTAAGGAAGTACAGTGCAGCCTCAAGTGGTTATTTACCACTACCCAAGCCTGAGGAGGCACAGCATGAATTTGACAATAAAAAGCAAAATCCTAAACACGACACTAACTTTCTCCCGTCCCGGTACTGCATCTATCTACGCCGATATCAACGGACTGGAAGGCACTCGCGGTAAGCAAATCTGTCGCGGCGGCGAGTTGTCTGGAAGCACGATCTCCTACTATGGCGACGACGAAAAAGCTTTCCGCTCAGTCTGCCGTGCTTGGTACAGGGCTTATGCTGCCGATATGGTCGCCTATAAGGATCTCTTCCGCATATAACAGTAGTAGGAAGCGGGGTGGGGTTTGTTTTTTCCCGCCCACAAATTTTTTAGCCTGAGGGGGCAACAACATGAAAAAAAATATCAAGGAAACAATCACGGCTCAAATGATCGAGATGATCGAAGAAGCTCAAGAAACGGGTGCAGACTTCACGATGCCCTTCAAGACTCTTGGCGGCAGACCTCACAACGCTTTAACTGGCAAAAACTATCGAGGACTTAATGCGCTTTGGCTGGGCATGCTTGGCGCTCTCACCGTTGCCACATACAAGCAATGGGCTGAACGGGGTTATCAGGTTCAGAAAGGCAGCAAGTCGATACCGATATCAGTGCCGCTGATGGGCAAAAACAAAAAGACCGGTGATTCTGAAATGTACGGGTTTCGCGCAGCGTCAGTCTTCGCGTCGAATTGTGTACTTCACGCCGAAACAAACGAGCCGTGGATTGCGCCAGAGCTGCCCACCGTCGACCTCACTGAGCGACTCGCGGCAGTCGATGAGTATGTCAGTAACTTGCGCTTTGACATCCGTCACAGCGAGCAGGGTGGGGCGTACTACTCGCCAGCTAGTGACTTCATAAACATGCCTCACCGTGAGCAGTTTATTGCCACCGACACTTCGACAGCGACCGAATGTTACTACAGCACGTTGCTGCATGAGTCGGCACATTGCACTGGTCACAAATCACGCCTTGATCGCTTAGAGCTTAAGAACAAAAAGGGCTATGCGTTTGAAGAGCTGGTCGCTGAGTTATCCGCTGCATTTCTCTGCAACCATCTGCAAGTGTCTAGTAGTCCAAGGGAAGACCATGCTCAGTACCTTAAATCATGGCTGGGCGCTTTAGGCAGTGATACAGATTACATATTCAAAGCTGCTAGCGAAGCGCAGAAGGTCATGGACTACATGGATGAGCAGCAACTTCCCTTAGCGATGGCGGCATAGAGGTGTGAGGTTTGTTTTTTCCGCCCCAAAAAAATCTCACTGACGAGTTGCTGGGGTGGTTACCCAGTCGAAAGAGCCAACAGGCTCTCTGAGAAAACCAAGCCTAAGGAGGCAAATTATGAAGCATTCAGTAACTCTTGAGCAAGAAACACTAAAGCACGATGGACAACCTGTCCGCTTGATGTCAAGTATCGGCTTCCCGTCCATGCAGGACGCATGCGAATTCGTTGATGATAGCCGCAGAGACGGTGAGTCGGGTGACATTATCCGCAGATACACCGACCAAACATTGATTGAAAAGTGGACAGTCAGATGAGCAGCAAAGCGGCATGTGTAAGAGCGCTTAAAAAGTTGGGCGGAAATCTTGAGCATGATGATCAGCCTGGGTGGTATACGCGATTAGTAGCACCAACGGGCTGCCATTGGGATGACGATGGCGTACATGCTCACTGCGTTTATTGGAACGCTACGCCAAGCCAGAAGCCCGCGTATTGGGATCTAGCGCTGCTAGAAATCAGCGGTCTCGGCGATGCTGAACCGTGCGACAAGTCAACCTGCAACTCATGGTTCGATGATGTCGGCTGCGAGGTTTGGGCAGATTCCCTCCAACTGACGAGACCAGCTAGTTACTGGTCGAAACTTAACCTGTACGGAATGGCGCACTGGTTGAGTCTTGGAAAACTACTAATCAAAAAAGGAAACATGAGCAAAATGCAAACTCTTTCCATGAATAAAAAAATCGAGTCTGAGACTATAGAGCGACAGGTTGAAGAATTTCTGAGCGGCGGGGGCGTTATAAACTATCTTCGTACAGGAATTATAAAGCCCGTCGAGTCGCTTTCTCAAAACGAATTTCACTCAAAACTTAAAGCCGCTTCAGACGAGCGCAAGGCAGCTTACGGTAGACGCTACCAAGCAAAGATGGAGAAAAACAAATGACCGTAAATTTTAGCAATGGCGACAAATTTTACTTTCCAAATGTGCCCACTAAAGAAACGCCCAAGGCAGTCGTTCAGCAAAAAGACTGGGTGCGTGACTCAAAGGGCAATTGGGTCAGAGGATGACTATGTACAAATGCGGTGACTGCCATTTTTGGGGCGGCTTTGATGAGATTGTCGTTGCGCGAGAGAGTGAACATCACCCCTTTGGTGACTCGACAGCCGAGGAGACTTTCATTTATTGGCATTGTCCTAAGTGTCACAGTGAAGATGTAACTGGGTGGCATCAAGAGGGGTGAATTAGTATCTATCCGCACCTTGATTTTTGCTGCGGTAACAGCCACAGCCCCTGCGGGGGCTGACTTCTTGTTCGTTTTTTAGCTGCAATCGCGTGGTTGCATCTAACAAATTAACCAGAGGACGAAAAACGATGTTTCAATTTCAAGAAAGATTAGAAAAGGCAGGAATCGCCGACACCCGAAGCCCCTATTTAGCTCAGGCGATCGCCAATTTGCACTCAGCTATAGCAGCATGCGACCCCGTCAACCAAAGAGTTTTTGCAGAAATTTATCCCTACGCGGTTCGAGCAGCGGTCGAGTTTGCAAGAATTGAGCAGCAAAATCAGGATCTTTGGGGGGTGAGTGATAGAGATGATTGGATAAGTTACTATGACGACTATGAGCAGCAAATGCGCGAGTGGCTGGCTGGCAATGTGGACGGCGGCAGAGAGCTGTCATAAGCTTTTAAACGCTGCACTTATATGCGCGAGTTTGTGCGCGAGTAACTGCTGAGGAAGCTAAACAGAAAGGATGATGATGAGACTATGAAAGACGCAAAAAGAAAGCGTAAAGATGAGGACACGAATGCGGAGCTAGCTAAAATCATGGCAAAGCATCAACTTGCGGTGCAAGATGTTGCCGACCTGATCGAGGTAAGCTATGAGTCGGTGATCAACTGGGGGCGAGTCTCTAGACCAGCGACTATGCCTAAAGTTGCTCTCCTAGCTCTACGTTTGAGTATCGAAGTAAAAACTTTAAGGGGATAAGAAAAACCCACTTAGGATGCCGGTCTGTAGTCCCTAGAATGCGAACTGGCTCCAATTTCTCACAAAGGATGCACTCAAGTATCCCTTGCTTGCTAAACCAAAATTCTCCACTACCTGTGTTAATGACCCAATAATCCGCCAAAGATACACTGAAAGCTGACGGCTTGTTATGGTAATACTCAATCACAACATTGCCGGTTTTCTGGCTCATCGGGTCGTATTTAACCTCAACAGTTTTACCTAGCTCTGGAATCTTGATGTCAAACTCAGGGTGAAGCCCTTCAGCTCGCTTGGCGTTCGGGAAAAGAGAGCGCAAACGCCGAAGCAGATCATCCTCAACAGCTACACCTCTCTTTAGATCCTCTTTAAACCCCATTGCGTTTCCGATTGCGTTCACGCTTCCACAATGTCATTACACCAGTCTCAACGAGTTTTCTGGTGTGGCTGGGCGTGGCGTTGAGTGGGATGCTGTCTATTGCAGCAGCTCGCTCTTCTTTACTTGGCAGGTCCAAGATATTACTTGGCAGATAGTAAGGCAGTGTTGCCGTGGCTAAATCGTGAAACCCTTCCTCCAGATTATCTTCTATAAACTGAAGACACAGGGGGTAGTATCCTTGTTTTGCCGCTAATTTTATGAGCCTGTTAAAGTCACTCGGTCTCATTCGGCACCTCCAAGTGTTCCCTCATCAACAAAATTCCCGTTTCCCAATCCACAGTAATCGTCTCCGTAGTCTTCATTGCGTAGTCGCTCATAATCGATAACGGGAACACCATCTTGATTGGTTGCCTGTCGAACTTATATATCAGTACGGGTATGTGCGTATCGCCAGCCGATGTCTTCGCTTGCTCCCACCACTCAGGTTTGTACCAGTGACCACTCGCGTATCGCTTGGCTTCAATCATTAAATTATGAAACTCAATGTCGGCTTTGCCAGCAATTTGATATTGGTCGAGGTTTCGCTTCAGGTGACTAGCACACGAACCGAACTCATCTTGAAACATCTTGATAAGCTCGCGCTCGAACGCATGCCCTTTAGCTCTCCCGTTAATCAACTCTCTTCCTCAATTAACCAGCCGAGATAAACCTGAGCCTTCTGAAGATCCACCAGCGGCGTACCCTTTTTCTCATAGCGCCACATGTATTTCTGAATATTGCCTTTTAGATAACCTTTAAATGCCACATCGGACATGGACTCATGAATTGCATCGATGCACTCGACCTTGCCGGTAGTGTAGTGGGAAGGATGCTCGACCTCTGGGGCTGTGAAGGCACCGAGATCGGAGTGAGTTGAAACAGGCAGCTTTTCTGCGTGGTCTTGAGCTAAGTTTTTGGCGTAAATTTCAGCTTCTTTAAAAGCTTTTTCAGTCAATTCGTCCGAGTCCTGCGGTATTGCGTCATTGATGCTCATCTTGCTTCTCCATTATTTTGTTGCGAGTCCACTCGAGAAGAAATATTTGGGTGCCGTATCTCTCTTCAAAGCGGAATTTAAAGGGGTGACGACTGGTGTAGCTGGCAATGTCTTCGCCACCGCGATGGTGCTTGTAGCAAAGGGGTATCGAATTAAGGTGCGCCCCTTTTTTAGTCTTGCCATCAATGTGATGCACCTCTGCTTCCGAAAAAACATTGAACTGACGATGGCATACGCAACAGCCAAGCTGAGTGATATCGTCCATCCATTTTTTATCAATTGCATTCGCACCGCGACCTTTCACGTTCCGTAAACCCGCCTCTCTGCTCGCTCACTTGCCAGCATCGATTGCCAAATCTTGAACTCAACTTCAGCCGCCAGCATCTCGCTCTTTGCAGCCGCCAGCATCCCCTTAGCCTTACCTCTGGCAAGTCGAACCTCGTACACAGACAGATCCTCGTCAGACGCCCTGAGTTGGGCAGCGTTGGTCTTTGCTCCGGCATGCTCAGCTCTCATCATCACGGTCGCGATTGTTCGCTTTTCATCTGCGTCAGCCTTTCCCAACTCGTACTCGGCTTTGCCGACATTAGCTCCTGCGGCTCGAATATTCTTTGCAAAATCTTCTTGGTCCATCGTCAAACCTCCTTTGTGTAATTAATGTATCGGCGAGTCTTGCCGTTCTTTCTGTCGCGGTACTGGCAGCATTGGGTATCGAATTCAAACCCAACCTTGCCTTCATATTGACCGTTGCGATTCTTTAACACTTCTAAGTACATATCCCACTGCTTTTCAAATTGCTCGTCAGGCTCTTCACCTAACATTTCAGCCTGTTCAAGCTGTTCACTTTTGCGTTTGTTTTTCCAAACAGAAAGAAATCCGTCCGCCAAGTCTGTAATCGATCCACTACCCTTAACGTCATACTTGTTTGGTGCTGAGTACTCTGACTCACCCTTACGGACGTGGGTGACGATGAATACAGTGACAGGGAATGACAGTTTGAAATTGACCAGCTTCTCAATGAACTTTTGCTGACCCTCGTAGTCATCCTGACGGACCATGTTCGTTAGACTGTCCACGATGAACGTGTTGATCCCATATCTCCGATAGGCGTATTCAAAGCAGGACATCAGGTCTTCAGGCTTAGGGGTAAGCTTGTCAACGAACAACCATAGGTTTGGGCACATCCACTCTAAAAGTTTCTTTCGGTATGGTTGTGGCGGAGTAGCACTGCCCGCTGCCTGTCTGACCATGCGCCCCATGGTTGATTTGGGTGTCATTTCCATCGACGCAATTAAGACCTTCTGATCTTGCTGCACGGCGTTAAGCGCGAGCTGGTTCAACCACATCGACTTCCCGTGTCCATTGATTCCGCAAATCCCCCAAAGCTCGTTAGGTCGAAATTTTATATCCTCTTCGTCAAGCTTTTCCCAGCCACTACCAAAACCCTGCGTGTCATCCTTCTGGTTATCAAAAAAGTCATCGATGTCTGCTTCAAAATCCATGACAGAATGTAAGGTCTCTGGGTCTTTCCATCGCGCTTCTTGATACGCACACTCCAACATCCACTTAGCTTGCTCATACCCTTGCTTCTGGAGTAGCTCATTGATGTCTTTGGTCGGAAGGTTCACTCTGTAACAACGGTCACCCAATCGCTGCATGATTTCTGCGGCGGCTAGCTCACCCTGCTCATCCATATCTGTCGCGATAAGGATCTCTTCAAATCGCGCTAAATTCTCGTATTCGTGGGCGATCCACTTCGTTTGTTTGGCGCCTTTGCCTCCACCCATTGGGACTGAGAGGGCAGGGAACCCCAGTTCGCTACAAGCAATCGCATCCCATTCGCCCTCAGTAATCCAGATCTTTCTGGCTGTATCAGGAACGTTCTGCCAGCCAAAAAGAATGGGCTTCAGGTCTTTCTGAGTCGATGGGTTGCCGTTATGGTTAATCGGCTTGGTCTTAAGAAATGTCTGCTTGCCTTGGGCATCGAAAAACGGGAACACAACATCCTGTCCACCCCTAGCGTCGGTCTCATATATCTTGTATCTGAAACATATCTCCCCTACGTCTTTGAACCCTCGCTTCTCCATATATTCATGAAGATGCTGGTGTTCGTTCCTTGGGGGAGGCGTAGGTAAGGTGTAGTTCTTTTTTTCCGCCGGAGCGACTTTTTTTGCGGGTGAATTGTCACGAATGCTGTAGCGTCTCTTCGCCCATTCCATCGCATCGACGAGCGTCATCCCTTGCGAGTACATAATGAGATCAAGCAGGTCACCACCTTCGCCTGTGGAAAAATCCATCCACTTGCCGCTCTGAGCGCCGTTGAGATAGACCGACATGCTTCTGCCTTTCTCTCCCTGAAGCGAGCCAATCTTGTAGCATCCACTTTCAAGACGACCATCAGGGTATAACTCGCTGCAAATACCCGTGGCGTGAGGCGCCAACTGCTGAACAAGTTCTTTGATATCCATCATTTGACAAGCCCCAAAAGGTCATTCTTTCTGGAGTAACCTTTAAAGCTCTTCAGTGCAGCCCATTCAGGATCGCCGATTCTTTCCCAACCACGGCTTATGGCAAAATCAATGACGCCCTCAACGTCGAAGCCGTGGCGCTTCAAAATTTTAAAGTCCTCGGTCTGAGACGTAATCATTTTTGCAGCAGGCTTTCTGCCCTTACGTTTCTCTAGTTTGTACGCCCACCATTTTTGCCATGACTTACTGGTAATACCATCAGGAGGATCGTTAAGGAGCAAAGTCCGCCAGCATATTTGTTCTTTTTCTTGTTTGTTCTTAAGGATAGTAGTTCTTTGGGTCTGATTAGCTTGATCTGGGTTAGCTTGATCTGGGTTAGCTTGATCTGGGTTTTGATGATCTAGTGGGAACACACCCTTAACATCGGTGACCAGCCAGTCCCAGCGCAGCACATGACCACTTTCGTTGCGGACAACTTGCCTACGGATGTAACCAGCAGTTTCAAGCTCCTCGGTGATGCGAGACATCTTCACGTTGCCGACCCCGAAAACGGTGCAGAGCTGGTTATTCGTGATTTGCCAGTCATCAACGTGGCTGAGGAGATACACAAGCACCCCCAAACTCTCTGGAGAAATGCCATCGGATCGAAGCTCGCTAGCGCTGTTGCCGCCGCGAAGAATCAGGTTGGGAATTCTAGTGTAGTTGTCTTGTTTTAAATTTGCGGGACGAAAGATCATTGATATAACAGCTCCATGTGATTGACATTCATTCACGTAATAATAATCTGAACGTGAATATTAATCAATTTAAATATTATGTAGCACTGATATTATAATCTAATTCGGCGGTACCCTTAACGCAACAAAGTTGACAATGTAATTTGAAAGTGCGAGAAAGCAAATCTGAAATAACAAGGGAAAATTCATGGAAGACAAAAGCAAAAAAGAAAAGCGTTCTGTAATTTTTAATGAAGCGCTAGACGAGGCTAAGGTTCCTGACTGGGGACGCGCCGCCGCGATAGTTAAGGCGACAGGTTGCAGCCCTGCTTCAGCCCAAGCTTGGATAAGAGGCAGTTTGCCGAGCGATAGTGAGCGTCTCGTTGAGTTGTGCGACCTATACGGTATAGACCTATATTTGTGGGTAGATTTGAAGTCTAGGACAGAGTCAGAGACTGTCGATAAATTGCTAGAAGCTATACTTTACGTCAAAGATTTTGAAGCCAAGGCAGATATTGTTATGGCTCCATCTCAGTTCGCGCACCTCTGCGGAGCTTATCTGGACGTAGGGAAAAGAAGCAGTATCGATGAGGTGATTTCTATTTTAAAAACCAGCTAACGAAACTTTTGCGGCAACAACCTGTCAACTGACCTGCGTTTTGACTAGCAATCAAATTTAATTTATAGTAAATTTTGTCACAGCAATATTTAATCTGAATACACACAAGGACGAGTAACCAGTGTCGCGACGAGCAGAAAATAATCAGCAAAAAGAAAGAAAAAAAATAACTTGTAAAGAAATCAGGAAGATGGTCGCGGACGATCCAGCGCTCACGATGGCTTTTGGGAATGTTGAAGCACCAAGCTGGGATCGATACGTAGAGGAAATATGCAAAAAAGCACGTATACCAAAATTAATAATCTGAAGGTGTTGATTTTAATCTGGTAAATGTTACCATGTCTCTTGAACTAACGGAGATATTACATGGACATGCTTACACGCGCTCACCTCTGGGCGACACTATCAAACATCGATGTAACACCCTTTTGTACTGAGACTGAAATTGTTGGGGACCAAGTCCTCACTTATCTGCCTTGGATGAAAGCCCATGAAATTATGATGGGTACATTTCCTGAGTATCATTGGGAATTCACCGAAGACCCCACGGGTCGCGAATGCCACTATTTTGATGATGGTTCTGCCGAAGTCCGTTGTCGCATGACGATTGGCGGACAGACCAATATCACCTACCTTCCTGTTCATAGATCAGGCAAAGCAATTGCATCTCCTTCAGCTACAGACATCAATACCGCTAAACAGCGGTGTCGTGTTAAGGCTATGGGCGAATTTGGACTCGGCTACGGGATGTGGCTGTCATCTCAAATCAAAGAGATTGAAGACCAAAGTCGTTCTAAAACTGAACAAAACGCACGTTCAGAAACAAATGATGCAGATGCTGAGCGCCAAAAGGTTATTGCGATCTGGGACCATCTCAAGTTTGGGGATGCCAAAACGCTCAGTGAAGCAACAAAGCTGCATGACAAGTTTAAACGAGGTCTAACTAATAGAGGCTTAACAGACAGTACTGGCAACTGGGAATCTCTTTGTAAGGATAAAGGTTGGAGGGCTAGCAAATGAGCCTAGCGATTCAAGGATCACCTGAGTGGCATCGGATGCGAGCGGGCAAGATCAAAGCATCTGTCTGCGCTGCGCTCGAAGGCAAGCACCCGTACATGAAGCCTGCTGACTTGGTTCGTCAAGAAGTCAGGGCTTTGGCTGGCGCTGAGTCAGAATTTAAAATGGTGCCTGCCGTTGCCCACGGGCAAATGATGGAAGACCACGCACGAATCTTCTTGGAAGGTCTACAAGACTACACTGTCGAAGAGACAGGTCTTGTTGTTCATCCTAAGTACGACTTTATCGCAGCATCGCCAGATGGACTTGTCGGTCTCGATGGTTGCGTCGAAATCAAGTGTCCGTTTCCTCAGTACACCAAGACGCCTTACTCGATCTTTGCGCCTAAACGAAGCATGTACCTGATGCAGGTCTACATGCAGATGGAAGTGCTGGATGCAGAGTGGTGCGATTTCATTTGTTACTTAGCGAAGAACGAAACTGCTGAGCCGCAATACACGCTGGAACGAGTTCCCCGAAAAGAAGACTTCCTAACGGAGCTGCTGAGCCGCAAGTTTTTACCTCAACCGATGAAGGGAACGATCAGCCGACTTGATCTTTATCAATGCTGGTACAACTGGATTGCCGAGCAGCATCGAGATGAAGTCGCTCGCGCTGATCACGTTAAAACGATCGAAGTTAACGCGCCTGAAGTCATCAAGACGGATGAGGAGCTGAACCGACTGGGGGCAATGCAGGACAGGATTGCCGACATCAAGTCGCGGATTGGTGACGACCTACAAACCTTAGATGTGCTGGGAAAGACCAGTGAGTCGCTAAAAAAAGATATCGCTGAGCGGTACAAAGGTTCAGTCAGTAATGGCAAGACAACGGTCAAGGTGATCATGAAGACACCGTCGATCGACTACCGTCAAGCCTTTGAATTTCTGGGCGGCGAAGATGAAGTGTTAAACCAAGATGAGTCCCTTTCTTCCTTCAGAAGAACTACGGGCGCAATGCAAGTACAAATACAACACGGAGAAAAGTAATGAATAAGCAGCCAAGCGCGTTTGAAGCCCTAAAAGCAGGTAAGGGTCGCCTTTATCCAATGCCTAAAGAAAAAAGAATTGAAGAGTGGAACCGGCTTAAGCAATACGACTGGGCAACAAAAGCCCACGTTCCAAAGTATGACGGATTCATAAAAGTTAGTCGTGAGTTAGTTGTCTCTTTGCAAGATGCCCTTGAGGCAAATGGCGGTAGTGATTTCCGTTACAACATCAAGGTCTGCGAGCAGATGAATGATGACGGCACGGCTATCCAGCAGCTTAATGTGGACTACTGGATTCCGAAGCCCAACCCTAACGCCCAAGCGTCAGCACCTGCCGCATCAGCCGCTAAGCTTGATGATGATTTTATGGACGACGACTTACCTTTCTAAGGATATAGGCATGCCTTTAAGAATAACTCGATCAGTTGGAAGCGTCTTTTATGGCGGCGAAAACCTTGACGCCAACAATTTGGAAGGCTCGTTTGACCATCGAGTTTATGTGCGCGGAGTAGTTGACTTGGCGGGCAGACATGAGGCGCATCTCAACGTCCACTCTAAGCGCTTAGGGCATCAGGAGTTTGTCCTTTCAGCTGGTGGCAAAGGTCTCCAGCTAACGGATGAGGTATATGTTGAAATGACAGGTGTTCAGCCATACTTTACTAAACCGAATCTGAAATGCTCTGAGTGCGGAAGAGCTGGGTCGCCAGCAGAAAGTGCCTACATGTTACCTCAAGCAAAATTGCTTGTAGGTGGACCAAGAAGCTATCAAATTGTGCGCGATGACGCGAGGAAGAAGAAATGAGTGACCAGCCCCAGTTAATTAATATTGACAGCACCCCTTACTTGATCGACGACATCTCTGACGCTTGTAAAGCTATGCTGAGTAACGCGCAGCAGACGACTGCGGCTATTGGGTTGATGAGTACCCTGCTGCAAGCGGCTCAAAAAGGTGCCGACCTGAACATGAAAGAAGCTGTCAAGCTTTTGCCTGAGCCTTACGAATCAGAAGCGGCGTCGGCTGAGTCCTCCGATACTCACTAACCGCGACCTCAGAAGGAATGGGTGCCCCTCCTCAGACCCATTAATGTACAGGCTTGGTTTACCTGCCCTTTGAAAACAAACCTTTTTTTAGAGACCTCATCATGGTAATGTGCCAGTGCTGTTGATCTCTTTTATTAATTTAATGGAGAAATACTATGGATAGAATCGTTACGTTCCGAGAGTGTGCTGAAGATTATCTTGCTGCACCAACTGCAAAGTCGGGCAAGAGAAAGAAGCAGTACACAATTGATGTAGTGAATGAGCTTATTGCTCGGTGGGGTGACATCCACATCAAAGAGTTTGAGAAGAAGTACCTGCTGACCAAGTTTTTTGGTGAGCTGGCAAAAAGGAACAACCGCTGGACGGGTGAGCCGGTCTCTAATGGTTGGGTCAATACCTACAGAACGTACTCTCGCGCTGTTTTGATACATGCCAGAGATGAGATGGAGATTATTGACAGGGTGCCTCGGTTTGAGAACCTGCCAGAAGAGCAGCGGGAGTTGTACTTAACACCAGTACAGTGTCGTGAGTTGATGCGGTGGCTAGATGAGTTACGAGCCGACATGGTCGAGTTTGCATTGTGTTGCGGACAACGCAACAAGACAATCAGGCTGCTCAAATGGGCGTCGATATCTGAGGACTATACGGTGCTGCATCTGGCGGGTAAGGATGCAAAGAACGGGCGTACCACCTCGTTCCCGCTGAACAAAGACGCTCAGCGAATACTGAAGCGTCGATGGGAGATAAAGCAGAAGCTTGAGAAGGCGTATCCGTACCTCCTCAAGAGTAAGCCGAAAGGGATTGAGTATGTGTTTGTTCAGGAGCATCGAAGTGTTCGCAGTAATGGCAAGCCGTTCTCGCAGACTTCGTTAACGAATGACACTTGGCGACGAGCTGTATCGAATGCAGGTCTACCGAAGGGAGTTGTGTTTCATACATTGAGGCATACGTTCGCGAGCTGGCACATTATGTCGGGAACAGGTGAGACGACGTTGATGGCACTTGGTGGCTGGCTTTCGTCTAAATCTATGCAGCGGTATACGCACTTGAACCATGAGCATAAATCAAAGGCGGCTAGTAAATTGGAGGGCATGGTTAAGCAGTCGGGATTGAGTCACAGATAGTTTCTTTCCGCAGGACTGTATATCCATACATAAAGGTAAGATAACGTTAGAATGTAGTCTCTGGCAAAACACGTAAGTCATTGATTTTAAAAAGGAAATAGGATTTATTTTGATCAAGATAGAAATCTTCACAGATTACATTTGACCTTAATTATCTTACCTAAATCCAATTAAATCAATAGCTTGCAAAACGGGGTCAACAGCAAATTCCCTGCCAGAGCTTACATCTTAACTTGCCAATGCAGTGTAGGAACACACTGAAATCGAAGAATATAAAAAAATTCACATCATCTTTTTGAGGCGGGAACATGGTAACTTTTCAAGAGCATTCCGATAGAGCTTGTCGTAATCGCTGTCAACTAATTGACAGTTTACTGCGGGGCGATGGAAAGATTGCAAGCTATGACATCGATGTATCGAAACTCAAGAGGTCTTATGTAGGATTTGCAAGCAAGGTTTTGGGGATCATTCGTGACGGCGGCGCCACTCGCGACGATATCAAAAGCGCTACTGAGGTCGAGTTTCAAGTGATTGATAAAATCGTAAAGCAAATGAAGAAGGATAATGCTATTGAGGAAGTTTCTGGTAAAGACAGTCGCGGAACATTAAGGGTGCTTCCTTAATTTAAGGGGTTGGACACATAATCAAGCGCCTCCCATACCGAGTCTAAGTCTCGACCAATCGCCTGAATTCTCTTGTCGATGCCCTCGCTTTGAGCTGTTATTAACTCCGCTTGCTTAACTGTGGACCGCATAGTCTCGATATCTTTTTCGAGATCAATGACCTTACTTTTAATGTCAAGTAGCTCCTCTTGCTGATCCCTTATCGTCACTAGGTTCACGCCCAATTCAGCCAACTTGCCTTGGAGCTGACTGACATTGTTAGCCTCAAGCTCCTGCTCAACTAACAACACCTTTTTTTGTAGCGGCGCAATATCAGGGATCTTCTTTTTCTCTACCGCTTCTAACCTAGCGTACAAACTACTCGCCGTCCATACGCCACTACCAATCGTCGTTGCAAGGGAGAGAAGTATAGCGATGTAGACACCCTTGAAAGATGTCCCGCCAATTTTTAACTCGGTGTCAGCTAGGCTCATGACCCGTCACAATCAATCTGGTATACGAAGCATTCGTAACCCACGCTTGTCGGACCCACTTTATAAAACTCTGAGTCTCCACCCGCAGATAAAACTTCCGCGCTAGAGACGTAATGGTCCAAGCCAAACTGACCCGTCCCATTGAGATAAACGCGGGACTGCTCAAGCATTCTCGTATTCGTCTGCCAAGTCAGAGTGACCGACTGACTTCCAGAACTATAAGCTAAGTTACTTTCTTCGACTCGCAGGTTTCTACTTGCAGCCTGATTCTCCAGAAAAGATACCGCTTCCGGACTTGCCGCAACACCAAGAAACGCACCCGCATTGTTGGCATGCGTTTCAATGTCGTCGAGGCTTTGGTTGTACGTCTCCGCATCTTGTTGATCGATAGTTAAAGTCGCGACATTATCAGAAACGAATTGCTGGACTTCAGCCTCGTCGTTTGGGGTTGCAGCCGCCGCAGATATTTCAGCTACTTTCTGTACAGCAAGCATCTCCACAACAACATCCGTGAATACATCTAGGGCTTCGTCCATCAAACCAAGCTCGACTACCGCCTTCTTCTCAAGATACGACTTTGCGCTGCCATACGGGAGATAGCTTTGCATGCCAGCCAACGCCGAATTATATGCCTGCACTTGAGATGAGCTTATATGAGCGGTGCCTGCCATAGATCCGTTAGAGATACCTGTACCATCACGGGCGAAGCCTTGAACCCCTCCAGAAATCATGATTCCTTTATCAATTTGATTGACGATAGCTGATGACGACGCTATCAACTGATCTAATTCACTGCCGCTTGCTCCGGAATTTATCACTAACAAGCTCAGCAGGGTCGCTGCCCTCAATTTCCTCTGCTTCATTTTCTGCTCCTATTCCTAAAATCTGGTTGTACCACTCTTGCACTGGTGTATATGCAGGGAGCTGAGGTTTCTTTGTAAATGCTGGGCGCTTGCTCATCCGAACCTGACCGTAGTCTGGAATGTACAGCGATGGCTGCATCTTCATTAACAAAAATGCTCTGCGACCCACCACCAACCTGCCGCCTTTTACAACCGGACAGGGCGTACCTGAAACAAACATGGCTTTAAATACGTCAGAGTCGTCGCACATAACGGCGATAGCCGCGACCTTCATTCCCAAATCACTAAGCAGCTTCGCATTTCTTCGGCGGTTACAATAATCGTCTGTCTTATACTTACCCGCTGAGTAGCCGATAACCCCCGTTTGAATACTGCTACCAATGCCCTGCAAGCATGTCTCGCTGCCGTTGGACATATAGCTAGGGGCGATGGCTGACCCAACCGGCAAGGATGAACTGGACCCTGCGCCGTTATATGTATTGCTCTCCGATTTCTCATTGCTGTTGTTATTACTGCTCACAGTTGAGCCAACAGTGTTTGTGTTCAGAGAACCGTCTTGATTGTTGACGCTGTCCGCAGACCCCGCACCAATGGAGATTGATGTAAGGAGCAGCGCTATCGCACCTAAAACTCTCACATTAGTTCTCTTCGTTTAGCAACCGCTGTATTAAAGTCCATCTGTCTACGAACTGTTTGCTCTTCTGTTCGCCAAACAATACGTCTGACTTCACTATAGAGTTCTTGAGCGTACTGTCCGACATCGTCCAAGCTGAAGCTCCTCCGCCTACCAGCGCTCTGGCATCTTTCTTAGTAACACCATTAGACCGAAGGACTTGCATTGCCTGAGTTTTGCTGAGACCCGAGTTCATTGCAGCGTTAACTAGATTCGCCATATCTTCAAAGGTCTCGCGTCTCGCTGTAGATGCTCTACCGAATGCTTCTCGTATATCGCTATCCGATACCTCGTTAGGGTCTCTGAACACAGAGGTCAGCAGGCTAGTTGACTGACGTTTACCTTCTGAGAACTCATAAGCCTTAAAGTGCAGTGCAGTCTTGGGGTCGAAGGTAGTCTTACGGAAACCTACAAACGCTGCCATCTCATCGCCAACATCGTAAGCCTTGCCGCCCTTAGATATCTCCCCGCCCATCGCTTTAGACATGCGGCGACCGTTCTGTATAAGACTTGGTCCCATACCTCTCTCGAAGTGCATGTAGGTAGCGACAGCTTTATTAGTGAAGGTGTCAGCCTCGTTATAGACCTGACCGCCTGACGTTTTCTCGTTTGATATAAACTCTAAGATGGTGTTGGTCGATATATCCCAGCCTAAGAATGGCTTAAGTATTTCAACACTGGCGTCGAGAATCGCATCAGCCGCTGGCTGATCACGTAGCAGGGCGTTCAGTGGGCGCTTCATCAGTGCATACGGGTCAAGGTGAGTAAGGTCTAAGTACTCTAAGCGACCTTGATCATCTCTACCTGTTACCAGTATGTTTGAGTTCTTAGCCCAAGGAGCTGCCATCAACTTGATAGCCTCTTCCTCTTCTTCCGAAACATCAAACGCTGACATAGCCATTGCTTGAGCTGCATACACGCCCGCACTAACCATACCTATGCCTGCCATGCGCTTAAGAGCAACAGGTCTCATGTCTGGATCGGCTAGGTCTTCACGCAAGTACTTGATCATGTTCGCTTGTGTACGAACAATTTCTGCGGGAAAAGAAACAAACGTGCCAGCAAGAGGAAAGCGTCTTAGCTTTTGAGGCAGGTCACCAATCAGTGAGTAAGTTGGGTAGGTGTCACGAATACGCTTAGCTGATTTGATCTCAGCATCTTCGCGTGACATGCCCTTGTTATCCATGAAGTTGATGACCTCATTCTCGAAGCCAACAATCTTCCAGAAGTCATCACCATACTGATAGAAGCGAGTAGCGTTATCAAAGAATGACTTGATCATTCCTGTGCCTGATACCCACTGCTCTGCGTTAGTGTCCTTTAACAGATCTATCATCTCGCCAGCGTACGGGTTGTCGTGTACTACACCTAGCTTTTTCAGGCGCTTTAGGTACTCAACGCCGTCACCTTGACCTGTTCTGTAGCTACTGGTTACATCAATCGACTTGCCTATTTTAGACCAGTTAAAGTGCCCATTTGCCACAGTAAACAGAGATGCAGACATCCAGTTACGAGCCATAGTAGTAGGCGCGATTACAGTCTTACCGTACTTGACCATACCGTTGATCTGGATAACCGTCTTATACAAGCCTCCTAACTGCTCCTTATCTAGGGCGTCTCTGAATGCTTGCTCTATCTCGGGGAATGTATATAAGCCGTTGAGGGGGGACATGGTTTTTGACCCGACTTCCGCAATTTTTTTCGTTGCGCCTACCGGAGCATCCGCCTGATCAAACAGGAATACACCCTTGCCGTCCTTGAGTACTTGGTTAAGGAACCTGTCGTTGTAGACAAGGCGAGACATCTTGGTGGCAGACTTAGCGAAGTTGATTCGCGCATCCTTGTACTCACCTAAAAGCGCTCGTATCTCTGGGGCTATATCTTTTCTTTTCTTCAGGATAGATAGGTCTTTTGCCCCTAGCTTAGACTCGGCAATAAACGACGACATATCATCGAAGGCAGTACCTTCTTTGAGGATGGTGTTGATTACCTGATCTGGGTTAGTAGTACCCTGCTCAACAAGGAAGTTTCTAGCCGCCAAAACGATTTCTTCGGGGACTTCTTTGTTCCAGTTCTTATCGTCAAAAGCTCTGTGGCTTCTGTTGGCATACTTGCCCATGTTGTTGACAACAATGCTTAACAGCTCGCTCTTGGCTAGCGCTTCATCGTTACCCTCAGACTTCAGCTTTTCTATATCTGAGTTAAGTATCTCAGCATAGTCAGCTGACATCTTGTCGATGTAGTTACGCATTGCTCCCAGAGCTTCCTTGATATCATTAGGTAGATTAGAAGCCATAACTTCTGCCGCTGGGACTTGCATTGCTTTGTCCAGCACAGCAGCCTGTGATGCGTCTATCTCACCGAAGTTGTTCTGAACCGCTTCATCAAACAATCCAACCATCTGTCGGATGTCCATCTCTACAGCACCGAACTCGCCATCACGCTCGATCTTTGAGTCAAACGCTGTCTCAGGCAATAGACCTCTGGAGTAGAAGTTCTTCTGGAACCACTTCTTAAAACCTGAAGCTGCAAACCCTGCTGCTGCCTTAACATCTTTATCTTTGACTGCGTCGATTACTTGACTGCCGTCTGATCCAGCACGAACCGATGCAATCAAGTCTTCTTCCGACATGATCTCTGCGGCTGTACTTGTGGGGGCAGTTACAAAGTCCTCTTCTGGAGGTCTTCGTGGAGGTGAGTTTAGCTGATCTGCAGAAACTCCGGCAGCATCGATTCCAGCTCTGCTTCCAGCGGCTTCTTGTGGTCTAGCGTCCTGTCTGGGTACGCTACCATCAGATAGTTTTCTCTGGTAACTGGTTCCTGATACTTCGTCAGGTACTGTAAAATCGGATCGCTCCCAATCAGGTCTTTGTATTCCTCCGGAATGCTCATTTATTCTAGTCCTTGCCTCTTCGAGGCTTAATTTACCCTTACTATACTGGTTCCAAACGCCCTCAACAAACAAGACATTCTGATCTTGGGCTTTGTATGTAGAGGTGAATAACCCTCTAACCGCTTCCCAAGTAATAGACTGCATCTCTCTGGCAAGCACGCCTCTGTCGGCTGCTGCCTGACGATACGCTTCTTCAAATATAGAATATGTGCCACTGTGTCCAGTGATGCTCGAACTTGAGGCGCCTTTACCAGTGCCGAAGTTATGGCTAACCTCAAGCGAATCCCCAGCTAGAGGTTTTAATAGCCCAGCCGCGACCGCGTGAGTGTCAATGGTCACAAAGCCGTCAGTGGAATCAGGGTCAAATATATTGTTGTAGAAGTTCCTGACCTTGTTTTTTGATCCCAGCGACCGCGAGACGTTATCTTGAGACGGGTCTAGCAGGACAGAAACAGCCTTGCCTATCTCGTTAAGGGAACCCCAAGCAACTTTTGACTGAGTCTTCCCGTCAGCATTGACCGCGTAGTCAAGGAATTTTCCGTCGGGAGAAACCAATCGATAAGACGGGTCGTTATAAGTCTGGTCCCAAGTCCTTATCCACATGCCCAAAACAGCTGCGGAAGCATCATCATTGATAAGCTCCTGCAAAGATCTATCACCGATAACGTCCAGCATTTTTCGGTTACTAACCCGACCCTTTCTGCTCACTTCTTTGTGAAAATATATTTCTTCAGCCCTAGCCTTCATCTGACCGTCAAAAGATGACGATTGTTCGCTATGGAATATGTCCATTACACGCTCCGCTAGGCTCGCGTTCTGATACCAGTCCTTTTGTGGCGAAAGGTTAGCGGCTGCAGCGCTTGCTTGAGCCAATGAAATCCCATGCTTGTCAGCCATTCTCTGAACTATTTTGTTTGCGCCCTTGTACCACTGCTTTGATGTAGCTCTCGTAACTTCGGGTACAGCGTCATAAATGCTAAGAAGGTTTTCTTTAACGTGACCAATAAGCATGCTAGCAGCGCTCTTATCCGAGAGCCTCTGCTGCTTTTTAGTAAGGTTGTTGTACTTCTTGACGAGAAGCATGTTCTTTGAAAACATGACTTCGTTATCGACAAAGCTATCGTAGTCGTTGACTAAAACATTTGCGATTGGGTCTTCTGTGGATCGCTTCGCTGTAGGGAACCTAGTGCTTACCGGAGCAAAAAGAACATCATCGTCAAAGCTCTCCAGATCATCCGTTGGGTCGAAGTTGTCGCCGCCGGTTTGATCATCAATCCTGTTGCCTTGATTCTCTGCTAGTTGTACAGCTCGTCCATCCCCGTCCCCAGCTTCACGTTGGGTCGGTTCTCCCAGTCCTTGACTGGCTTGTTCCGCATCAAGGCTACTTCCGCCATCTCCTCCAGATCCTTCTTGCTCCTGAACTTCAGTGCTTCCGCGCTGGGTAGGTGACCGAACGTCTCCCTGTACTTCTTGAGGTTGCCCGTTAGCTTCATTGGTCCGAATGTCAGCTTCGCCATTTTGAATAGTCTCCGTTGGTTTTGTTCTAAGCAGCTTCTTTATATGCTTATACGTTCTTGGTGCTTGTTCCTGAAGTAACTCAGGGCTAGTGTGAAAGATGGCAAACGCTTGGGCGAATGCTTCTTTCTTGATGCGATCTACTTGACCCGCTATATTCTGGGGTTCTGAATTAGCTATCCATTCAAATGCTGGTCCGAATGGGTATGCTAACTCTTGACCTAACTCTGTGCCACTTAAATAGTTTTGACCCAGCTCATAAATAACTGGTCCCATCTCGTAAGTAGCTGAATTCATGCCCAGCCCATCTATCTCTAAAGAAAAGTTTGGCGAGTTGTTTGTGTGACCAGTGCCTACATCAAAAGCATGACCGATTTCATGAGCAAGATTAAATCTAAGTTCGATAGCAGAATCGCTGCTATTGTCTTTGTCGGCTATAAGTTCCTTAACTCTCGCGCTATTTAACGTTATCGCTTTAGAGCTTTTCAGGTACGACCCATCTACCTGCCTGTCCATCTGGCTATCGGTGTGCGAATAAAAGCCGCTTACATAATTCATTACACGCTTCGGGAGACCTGCACCTAGCAGATCAACTAGAGCGTGTTTAATCTCATCAGCCTGAACACCCTCGGCTACAGTAATCGTATTACCGTTCTGCATGACAACTTCAGGAGACGCAAACAAACTGTCTATGCGACTCTGATCAATAGGTGACCTGTTAGCGCCCTGAGAATCATTGACGTCAGAGATAGCTTGAGCCAATGGCTTCATGTTAGGGCGCGTTACATTCTCTGTATAAGGAACCGCAGGCAAGTTGTTCATAGAGCCTAAAGGAATGGTTAGGCTCTTAGTAGCAATCTCCTGAATGCCCTCTACTGCAGACTCTGGGTTAGGCATTGACTGAGCGATCTCTATAGCTTGAGATGCCGGAACACTGTCTGGGATATTGTCTTCATCAGACTGCTGTATTACCTGTTTCTGGATATTGGCAGGAAGGTCATCCAGTTCTACTATAAGCTGGTTGAAGTCAGGGGCAGGGTTCTTTTGGTTATTGATCCTAGCTACTACTTCTGGAGTCCTGATAGTTTTCTTTGCGCCGTTCTCATCCCTTACAGCTAGCGACAAAGGATTATAGTCAGCGTCTCGAATGATTCGGGTGAGGGTGTATTTTTTACCGCGCAATTCAAATTTATTGTTGTCATCAATCTGAACGTCTTGCTCGAAGACTAGATCACCACCAGTAGGCACTACACCTAACTGTTCTGGTGATTGATACTCACCACTCTCAATGAGAACGTCGCCGTTATCTTGGGTGGCTACATAGAAGCCGTCGTCTTTCTTAAGTACTGGTCCTTTGTTGCCATTGTAGTCAACGTCCTGACCTACAAGCTCTTCCATTCTTGGGGTGATAGACTCTGGCAGATTGCCACCAAACACTGGAGGCTCTTCAACTACAGGCTCTGGCTCTTTGTCTTTAGGTATTCTTGTTGTCTCACCTAAATTGCCCAGCTCCATCTGGAAGATTTCTTTAACCTTCTCTCGAACGGCAGGAAGCCCATCGACTTGCGCCCTTGCTTTGACTCTAGCTTCGGCTTGCGCCGCCTCTGGGTCAGACGCTTCTCTGCGCTCTGGAAAATCGTCAACTTCATCTCTAACTTGCTCGGGAGACTTGGGGGCAATAGTTGTTCTTGCAGTTGGGAGACCTAGCGCCTTAGCTCTTGCGGCTTGAACTTTTTCTCCACCCCTGTCAGTATTTTCATACTGCGGCTGATCTTCGACAGTCTCATTTTGATCTTGAGCCTGCTCTTCGTCTTGAGCGACCTCTGGAGAGCTTTCTGCAGGCTTGCCGTTTAAAGCATTCTCATCTAGGTTTTGCTTTAACTCTGGGTCTTTAGTGACAGCACCAGTAACGCCGCCAATAGCTCCACCACCAATGGCACCAGCTACAAACGCATTAAGGTATTGAGATCGGTTCTCTTCGTCGAATAGACGATCAATGAAAGCTTCTTCTATGCGAGGGTCACTCTGACCTCTGACCAACTCCAAGGTAAAATTCTGTATAATCTCCTGCGACATCTCGGTAACGCCTTCGATACCGGACACCTCGGCTGCTTGTCTAAATGCGCGACCAATGACTGATTGTTTTTTGCTTATGTTTTCAGCTATCTCTTGGGTAGCTTTACCATACAGGTTTTGCGGAAGGACACGCTTTAAGACTTTCATGGGCGCCCAAGCGTCGAACACGCCAGAAACTAGACCCGTAGCAAGCGCTGCAACGGCAGCTTCTTCACCAGTCTCATCAAAGATTCTAGTAAAGGATTCACCCGCGCCCATCGCTGTACCGAATGCGGTTGCGCCTATCATCTGACCTTTTAGCCCAGTCTTGCCTAAAGCCTCTCGACCTACAGCTGATTGTGCGTACTGCCTTGACGCTGCACCCTTCGCCATTCCTTCAGCGTTCTTTTTGATCAGAGCTTTTGCGCCTTGATGGATAGCTACCTTCTTCGCAACAGCACCGCCAATAGCACCAACACCACCGCCACCAATAAGGCTAGGTATAATGTTGCCTACGATAAATGCGGAATAATTGGCAAGGTCTCCGATACCGTCAATGTCTTCTAGCCTTCCGACATCAGCAGCGTTCTCGTTGGCTTCATCCATCTGCTCGTTGAAGTAATCCATCCCGTCTTCAAACCACGAGTCTATGCCCAGCGCTGAACCGGCTAGTGCCTTTGCTCCACCACCAAGTGCCTGCAACTGATCTACTCCAGAGCCGAAGCCTTTGGAGAACTCATTTAATATGCCGGAATCTTCATCGGCGTAATCAAATTCTTCATCGCTCTCAAACGAGCCGCTATTGACAAATAAAGCCATACATCAAAATCTCGGTAGTGTTCTTAGATGGGAACGTTGTAGAAGTTAACGGGAATAGAGGGATGTTCAATCTTCACTATCCCTAGCACTTCGTTCTTCCATAGCTCCCACGGCTTTTTATCTTCGCGCTTCATTACTATTCTGGTCTTATTAGTGTTTTCATTCTTAACTTCAGAGAAGTACTGACCAGCTCGCAGAAGCTCTGACCTAGTAAGACTTCTACCCAGCTCATCTGCCAACTCTTTCACTTCAGGAATATTTGCGTTCATCTTGATCATCTTTTCAGCACTGCTTGTTGGCTTTATTGCATTCTTAGACGGATCGAGAACGGAGTACTGAGCGTATCGCTCAAGTTTGTTAAAATGCTGAGGATGTCCCAGTTCTGCGTTTGTCAGCCCCCTAACAGGACTTGGTTCCCCTGCCATTGTGCCAACAGCATATTTGCCTTGGAAATTTGTAATATAGTCGTTGGTTTTAGCTTCTAAACTGCCCGTACCGTTTCGTGCGTCATACAGTCTGGTTGCACTCTGGTAGATCTCATCTTCAAACTGCCCTACATATTGAGCGTATTTGAAATACCCAGAAGCTGCTTTCATTAAGTCGTCTGTTGCAATACCCAAGGGTACTGCGGGTAACGGCTTTCCGTCTTTATCAGCAACTGGATTACCATTGTCATCTAATTCTTGACCGCTTCGACCGCTACTTAATGGCGCGTTATATACCGTAATTTCGCCAGCCGCATTTTGCACTGTTACGTCAACCGTTCCTGTTAACACCCCGTCAACAACCTGCCAGTCAGGAGCTACTTCTTTCCCTGTTATTTTCCAGCCTTTACCATTTAGGTTTCCCGCTTTTGGCGTGTTTTGTTCTGTAAGCTCAGTGCCAATTTGCCGCATGTTGCTAGACCGTACAAATGTATTAATTATGGGGGTCAAGCTTTCTCGGCTTGCGTCCTCACCGTTCTGCATTGCAGTCATCGCTTCTAGGAAGGCAGCGCCGTTAGCTTTGGTATCTGGGTCCACTGCGGCAAACGGACTTAGTAGACCGCCATTTGCTTTGTCTAAAAGCTCGTCTGCACGAGCATTCCATTCAGGGGTTCTAGCCGTAGCCGACTTACCCGTAGCTATATGGTTTATAAACGCTTGCGAATTTACGGCAATATCCTCTTCTTTTCTGATATTAGATAAGCGTTCTGCTTCTGTTTCGGTCTTTTGAGTAAGAGCGGCACTTTGAGCGTCAAGCAATCCCGCCCGAGAAGTATTTTCGATCTGATTCAGATCAAGCTGCGTCTTGTTGTTTTTTGCTGCGAGAAGTTTTGCTTCGGCATCGACGCCTCTTATACGGTTTAGCTCAACCTGATTATCAGTCTGATTTTTCCTGTATAAAGCCGTAGCATCCCGATCAAGATTATATCTTTGGGTCTGCATGTCCCGATCAAGATCGCCTTGGCGCTTCTGCTCATCTAGTCTTTTATTGTTAAGCGCTCTATCCTGAACATCACCGATCAGCCCGAAGCCTGATTTGAAACCGTCTGCAAAACTCATGATAAATGCCTAATCAAATAACTTGTTTAAAAGAAACGCTACACCTAAGCCGATAGCTACTGGTCCCGCTAGTGTGGCTAGACTAGCCATTGTTCCTGTGCTCCCTGCGGCTAGGTTTGCGGCTGCCAAATTTCCGGTGGCAGTTGTTGCGCCGCCTGCGCCTACTGCCGCTGTGCTGCCTGTGCCTACTGCCGCTGTGCTGCCTACTGTCGTTGTGCTCGCGTTTAAAGCCGCTGCCGCATCCGCAGTTGACGCGACGTTGCTTAAGGCGCTGCTGGCTGCTTCACCTGTAAGAGTCTCGGCACCCACAGTTGCAGGAGTAAAGGAAAGCCCTCCACCCTGTAAGCTTGCAGTTCCAGACCCTTGTATTGAGCTGTTGAGCGTTCCAACAGCATCAGTAGCGGCTTTTCCAGCCTGTGCAACTTTACCCGCACCAACCATTCCGCCAACGCCTGCAGCTGTGCCATAAGTCTGAGATTCGGCGGCAGTCTTCTGCGCCTCAATACCCATTCTCTGCTGATTTTCAACAGACTCAGCTCTGGCGACCGCACTCAGACCTTTAGAGCCAATGCCTCGTAAGCCTTGACCTACCGCAATCATTGTCATTTACCTGCACTCCTTGCCTTTGTGGAAATGTTTGATAGAGAACCCGAAAGGAGACTCTGCCGACGATCACCGTCACGCAATCTTGTGTCGTTAAGACCACCGACTAAACCGCCTACAGCAGCGGTCGAGTTGGCTACATTGCTATTGCCTTGCAAGCCCATGCGACTCATGTCGCGGTTCTGCTGACCCTGAACATTGGTCACGGCACTTCCTACATTTGAACGAGTGTTAGCCAGATCTCCTGCTAACGACTTGGTACCTGTTGCAGTGATTTGCCCAGCCATAAAGTTTTCGACAGGCGCAAAGCGCTGGTCGTAGTCTTGCGTCTGCGCCCTGATCAGGTCCGCGTAAAGCCTGTCGCCGGGGTTACGTTTAGCCTTAACACCCGCGTATTTGTTTGGATTAATGTTGGAGTAGGCGTTGTAATCTTCGGGGCTGTAAAACCGGTTTGCTTCATAAGCAGCTTCTGGATTTAGTCGGTTGAGATAGTTCGCGAAATATACGGTGTCCATTAGGCTGATCCTCCCAACCCATAACCTGCTGCCATGCCTGCGCCGGTACCTGCGATTGAGGCAAGGCTCTGCGATTTGGCAAAGTCCCTCTTAGCCGCAGAACCCGCCCTATCTAAGCTGCCTTGCATGCGGTCTATGTTTCCTGCGACGGCTTGCGTTTGTAAGCCCTGACCCATCTGGATAACATTGCCTAAGTTTTGATATCCTGAGTCCGTATACGAAAGACCAGCGTCGCTGCCAGCAAGCCCCATGCCTCTAGCCTGAGCTTCGCGAAGCGCGTTTGACTCGCCTACGGCTCTGCCAGAGTTAGGGTCTAACCCCATCTGGAACTGGGCGCCGCGCATATCGCCAAAGCCTTCCTCATAGATAGCAGAGGTTTGGTTTTGAGCTGCCGCCATGGCTTGATCAGACGCACCGTCAGCAAACATCGCCTTCGAGTCATTGATATACATATTTTCTAACGGGACAAACACATCGCCGTAACGACGCAACGCATTCGCAGCTTGTTGCGCTAACGCATTCTTACTTTCCATCTCGTTTGGACCGTCTCCACCACCACCACCACACATACGCTAAACCTCGCTTTTTAATAAAACCCCAGCTTCATTGAAGCCGTGGCGTTCCAGTAACTTTTTATAGCCATCACCAGCTATCCCTGATGTGATCCCTACACTGACTTCGTTGGCTCCTTTTCTAATCGCCCATAATTTAAAGCCAAGAATCATCGCGCTGACTGCGCTGCCTATACCGTCTCTGCGGTCGGGCTTAAATACCATCACCAAATCTTCTGCGATCTTTTCGTCTGAGAAGAAATACTCAACGACTCGACCAATAAAAAACCCAATGACTTCGCCTTCATCTTCTGCAATCAGTATTAGGGTGCCTGACAAGGGATCTACAGCTGATTTAACTAAGCCGTAAACCTTTCCGTCCGACCATCCGCAATTCTTAAAGTTGCTGTTTTCTTGGAACCATTTGCCAAGAGTATTGATAACCGCATAGTCTTCTAGCGACGGATTACGCACGACAATTGCCATAGACACTGCCTTTAAGTAGTTTGGTTTTTTAAGCTATATTCGTTGGTTAACGAGGAGCTGATTCGGGGTGAGATGTTCCGAAGGGTCGGAGTCCCGCATACCCTTATGATACTTTAAAATCAAGTGAATTACTAAAAAACTGCGCCTATTCGGGCATCGTTGGGAACAAGCTTTCAGTTTCGTAAGAGCTGACTAAGTCTTCATTTGCATCATCGGAGAACTGTTGAGGAATATCTCGCAAAGCCTGCCTATACACTGTCCACTCCGCCCTCTTAGAATCGGATAGTGCGCTGTCACGCATCTGCGTCCAATCGCAAGCTGATAGCTTGATATCTCTACTAACTCTTACGCCTTCCCAGAACAAGGAAGCGCTAAATATCCACGCGGATTCCGACCATTGATGATATGCAGAGGGCTGTGAATCCCGTGTCTGCCAACCATTACTCCAGACCCAAGTCGAAAGAACCGCCTGATCATCAGATGTGTGGCTTATATGCCTAGCCACGCATCCATGATAAGTCCGCCCATCGACGTACATATCATCAACAGCAGGGCTTATCGTATAAGCAACTTCACCGTTAGTTTTTACCATTGCTACTTTTATCATCCGAAAGTTCCTATTAAGCTCGTTCTAAATCCGCCGCCAGCAGCAGAGCCACCTTGATTTGCTATGAACTGAAATATTTTTACCTCTGAGCGAATGGTCTTATTTGTATAATTCCATCTTGAGGTCAATCCGTAAATAATCGAACCCTGATAACCCACGTTCGCTCTTCCAATATAGGTTTTGCCGCTCATAAGGGCGTAAACTCCAGACATGCTGGATAATGAAAAAATGGTTCCATAATCTGTGGCTTGACCCGGTGGGTCATTGAAATCATCAAACGCTACTTGCTGGCACCTGAAATTTCCATCGTTAGCGCTAAAAGCCTGATCTCCGTTAGCCTTGTTTACTTCTAAGCCGTAGTCTGAGCTATTGTTAGCGGGCATAGCCGCTGACCTAACAGCTATTACCCAGTCAACAGCTACACTGGCAGACGTGTCAAATGGTAAACCGAAAACGAAAGAGGGCGCTCCGCCGCCGGTCCACTCCGAAAACCACACATACTTATCTCCTGATTCAATCGATGGTTTTGCAAAAATAAGGTAATCCGCCGGAGTGTTAGCAGGGAATGCGACAGGGGAATAACTGTTCACTCCCCTTGCTGTAGCTGTCCCGCTTGCAAAGACGGCAAGATTTTCGTAAGTACCGTCTATTTGCACGAAGCCGCCAGTACTTGTGACGCTAATTCCGTAGCTCATATTCTAAAAACCTGAACTTTGTATGGATGCGTTTGATAATTACTCGAATTTGTCAAACGGAACTCGCCGGAAAGTAAAGACAAAGAAACATCAAAATTTTCAGTGCCAAGTTCATTTAGCCCCCAAGTACCGTCTGTTGACATCCCCGACACAGGAACAGTAACGGCAGATCCTGCGGCGACAGCACCAGTGTAAAAGGCTACAAACCTACACTCCCTGTCAGCAGTGTCCAGCCTGATATTCCCATTTGCATCCCAAACTCTTAAGCCGTATGCCACTACGATAGATTCCCTAGCTTAACTCTAAGCACATTGCCTGAGTCGAAGACCCTAATAACATCCGCGTCCATTTCCATGCGCTGTCCGGTGGTTGCGCTCTTGATCTGAAACGAAGGCGACACACCAGCTATCGTCACTGTGCTGGCGTCTATAGTCCCGCTAGAAATTCTATCTGCAGAAATAGATCCAGCCGTTATTTTGTCTGCGTTGAGGCTAGAAATCTTCGCGTCATCGATAGCCGCGTCGGCAATCTTAGCGTTGACAATCGTGCCGTTCTTAATAAAGCCGTCGGTCATATAGACGCCAGCAGGAACCGCCACGCCATTAATCGTAGTTGGAGTTGCCTGAACAACAAATGGGGTTGTTGCTGCTGTATTGTTACTACCGCCTCGCATGATGGCAAAGCGGTCGGCATTTACTATGAACTCGCTAACGTTGTTGCCTGAAGATGTCGTGGTATTGGCTAAGCCGAAACCGGCGACTGCGCCATTCGTATCGATCTTAACGGTGTACTGCCCCTTCAATGTCCCGTTCACATCAGCTTGCGTAGTCATGGCTTGCCCGAGAGTTACCTGACTTGAACCGCCGTTAGGGTCGTCAACTGAAGAACTTAAAATATCCGATGTGGTGGCAAAAGCGCCATCAGCATCTGTCTTAGTGTAGTAGTTTGACGTTAAATCAGCTGTGGTAGTGTAGTTAGCACCAATCGTATTAGTGTTGTAATTCGTAATTGCTGCAGCAACCGCTCCATCTGCATTAGTCTTAGTGTAGTGGTTAGCAACTAAGTCAGCAGTGTTAGTGTAGTCAGCACCGATAGTATCAGTGTTATAAGACGTAATTGCTGCAGAGATCGCGCCATCAGCACTAGTCTTAGTGTAATAGTTCTGAGTTAAGCTCGCCGTAGTAGTGTAGTTAGCACCAATAGTGTCTGTGTTGTAGGTGTTAATAGCAGCAGAAATAGCAGAGTCAGCATTGGTCTTGGTGTAGTGATTAGCAACTAAGCCAGCTGTGTTGGTGTAGTTTGCGCCAATCGTATCAGTGTTGTAAGTATTTATCGCGGCGGCGGTGGCGCTATCAGCAGTAGTTTTAGTGTAATGGTTAGCAACTAAGGCAGCAGTATTAGTGTAATCAGCACCAATAGTGTCGGTATTGTAGGTGTTAATAGCAGCGGAAATTGCCGAGTCTGCAGTAGTTTTAGTGTAGTAAGCCTGCTCTAAGGCGGCAGTATTAGTGTAATCAGCACCAATAGTGTCGGTGTTGTAAGTATTTATGGCTGCAGAGATTGCCGAGTCTGCATTAGTCTTAGTGTAGTGGTTAGCAACTAAGTCAGCTGAGTTGGTGTAGTTAGCGCTAATCGTATCAGTGTTATAAGTATTGATTGCAGCAGATGTCGCGGAGTCTGCGTTAGTCTTAGTGTAATGGTTAGCAACTAAATCGGCGGTGTTTGTGTAGTTAGCACCGATAGTATCAGTGTTATAAGACGTAATTGCCGCAGCAACTGCGGAGTCTGCAGTCGTCTTAGTATAATGGTTAGCAACTAAATCAGCGGTGTTCGTGTAGTTGGCGCCGATAGTATTGGTGTTGTAAGTGTTTATTTGGGCTGCAATTGCCGAGTCTGCACTGGTTTTAGTGTAATAATTACTCGTCAGATCCGCAGTGCTGGTGTAGTTAGCACCAATAGTATTTGTGTTGTAAGTGTTTATTTGAGCAGCAATTGCCGAGTCCGCACTGGTTTTAGTGTAATAATTACTTGTCAGATCCGCAGTACTGGTGTAGTTAGCACCAATAGTATTTGTGTTGTAAGTACTTATGGCGGCAGAAATAGCAGAGTCTGCATTTGTTTTGGTGTAGTGATTTGTCGTTAAGTCAGCCGTGTTAGTGTAATCACCGAGAGCAGTATTAACTTCAGTAGTAGATGCTAATCCCAACACCGCAGCCTGAATAGCAGAATTTGCTTGGACAAGGGAGTAGTAGTTGCTCTCAAGCGAAGCGGTCGATGTATAGTCTGCAAGGCTTGTGCTCAGAGAGCTGGTCGAAACAGTACTGGCAAGAGTCGTCGTAATCGTGCCTACGTCTGTAGTTAACCCCGCTATGCTTGTGTTAATCCCACTGATACCTGAATTAATTCCGCTGATGTCTGAGTTAATTCCACTGACGTCTGAAGTAAGCCCCGCGATGTCCGAATTAATTGAGGAGAGGTCAGGCGTAATTGTGGATAGGTCTGCGTCAATCCCGTCAAGGACTGTATTAATCGCAGCGATGTCTGAGGTAACTGCAGTCAAGCTGGTCTGAATGCCAGCGACCTCCCCAATCGGAGTCGATAAACTACTCGCAAGTTCTGAAGAAGTAATCGCGCCAGCTAGTGTTGCAAGAATTAACGCTACGTCAGGGGCTGTTTGACCTCTGGTTCCGGCGGAGGAGTTAAATGGTCCGGCTACACCGTTCTCATTTACAGCTCTGACCCAATAGTAAAAGTCAGCGCTTTGTCCTGTGGAGTCGCTGTATATACCTACAATCGCCCCGCCTACTTGAGCGATCAAACTGGCGCCAGCAATTGCGTCGGATGTGTGCCTAAACACTTCAACATAAGAGTGACCTACGTATGACTCTAAGTCCCATGTAAGAATGATGTTCTGAAATGCGCCGCTAGCCGATAAGTTGGTAGGAGCGGGCGGGACATCATACACTGGGAGATTCCCCGTTGGAGCCAGACCGCTAGATCCGCCAGAGAAGGTAATCGAACCAATTGCGAGTCTTGCAATACCGCTGTCGAGTAAGTCCCTAGCAGTGATCGCCCTATCTAAAGGATCGCCATTAAATCCAGCCAGAATATCAACGCTATTCTTAAGCGTCTCGCCGAATCTGCGATCTTGTCCTGACCACTTCTGAGGGACAGGCATATTTCCTTTTTTGTTAGATTTATACACCTATCTCCTCCGCACTTTCGTAAACACACACTTCATTAACCGGCACAGCTCCGCTCAACTCTATCTCGAACTCATTAGCCTTATACCCACTCGGCAATCTAAAGGCGTTACTGCTGGTGACAGTCTGCGTGTGTTTAAGCTGCCCATCCGCATATAGCTTAAATATCGGGTTGGGGCTGTAACTGTCGCACTCTACTTTGGCAACAGCGGGATTGATTGGTCTGGGGTTGTAGAATTTCTTTCCCCGCCAAGTAAAATTTTCGCTAGAGCTTCCTTCGGCAAAAACTACCAGAGATCCTCCCACAACTAAGTAAAGGCTGTCTGACTCTAGGTCGTTAAAGCCAGCAGTTGCATGGAAGTCCAGTTTAACGAATGAGTTCTTTCCGCCTCTAGGGTCAAAGATGAAACCCTTGCTCTCAGCCCCGTTGTTGTAGAAGGCGACATAATGCCCCTCCCACTGAAAAGCAACTATGGAGGAGGGCGTGTATCCCTGCCACTGGTCTCTGGTAAAGGTCTGGTCTGTAACTAAATTTAAACCACTCTCAGTCGCCATAACCAAGCCGTCAGGCGATGAGTACATAACGAACTCGCCCATATCAACGACAGACCGCTTCGACACACAAGACAGTGAGCTGTCCACCTCCATCATGCTCATTGACGATGGGTCAAGACCCTGAATAATTGCTGGCTTCTCCTTAGTTAGCACTAGGAGACCAGTGTTAAGCGGGGCGATAGCAACGATGTCAGACTTAACTGTTAGCTTGTATTCGTCAGGGTAGGCGTGAGGTTGAAATGCCTCGCTGAAAAAGACTGTCTGACCAGCGAACCCAGCAAGGATTCCGTTAGGCATTGAGACTAAACCCAGCATTGGTCCCTCGGGATGATCAGCGCTAACGTCATCAGCCGGAGCGTCAAACGTAGACGTTGGAATCTCTTCGCCAAGAACTGCATCCAAAACATTGTCGGTAAAGGTATCTGTTGCAATTGCGACATCACCAACGAATCTGTAAGTCCCTCCTGCATCTGTCCTATATACGCGCTTCTTTAGAAGGTTATAGTTGCCAGACGGGTTAGGAGGAAAGTCTAAAGTGACCGATTGATCTGTGTGAACAGTCACAACCTGAGCGGCTTCGGCGTCGCAGTTAACGCCTTCTTCTCCGTAGTAAGAAACGTACGTAAAAACGTACGATCTTGCCTGCGGAACCTCGGTATCAACATTTGCTGAAGTTGAGGGAGACAAGGTTACCGACGTTAGATCTTCAGGCTTTGGTATGCCTAAACGGTAGTACGTACTATTACCCACTATCTGAGCAGTGGTCATCTGCGGAAACCCAGCTGAGCCACTAAACCCTGTCAAATAAATTCTTTCGTGAGGGTCTTCAGCGATAGGTGACCTAGCTATATCAAGCTCTGAGTTACTGGCTATCCATACAGATGAGCTGTGCTTATATATGCTTTTAGTTGCAGCCGATATAGACCCAGTAGCAAAGGTGATAGAGCTAGACGAATTGCTTTTCCACGGCTCTAGACGACCAGAATCAAGTCGGCAGTTAGTCGCAACCTGTGCCATGTCGTCGGGAAGTAGTCTGGCATACACTTTAGGGGCTTGCCCGCTGAATGTTTGTAACTTAAAGCCTGTCATTACTTCTTTTCCCTCTTGTTCATAACGCCCTCAAAGGCACCGCCGCCAAAGTAGAAGCCGATAATGGTTAGCATGATCCAGTCAATCTTGAATGCTGTTATAAGTTCCTGAACAGGACCAATCTCCTTACCCATAAAGAACAAGGACAGCACCATTAGGTACGACAAGACAAAGGTAAAACCAAAGATTAAAGCTAGGTATCTTTGCGCCACTTTAAATGGAGCGTAACTACTCAGTAGGTCAGTCTTTGCTTTTGTCTTTGCCTCAATCGCCTCTACGTCGGAAGTGTGCATGCCGTCTATAAGATCAAGACCTTTACTCAGGACATCTCCGCTGCCTAATAATGTCGCTAGAATTCCCATGTATACCTCTAGTTATAAATTAAGGCGCGGTGTAGCCGTTGCCCGCAGTTATTGCCAAATTACAAACTGTCATGTCTTCGTTATCCCAATCCGTAAGCGCAACCATTAGCTCAAGATGTTCCGTGTTGCGATCCACGCACGACTGTCGCTCGGGTCTGTCCTCGCCAACCATTTCGGCGCCGGAGATAACGGCGGATATCAGCTCAGCGCTGTGAGCCATTGCTATAAAATCTTGCTCGCGGTTTTCTGCTGTACGTACACTCACAACTATCCCCTTAATATACTCGTTAGTCTAGATATCTGTATTTTACAGTTGCGATGGTAACTCCCTCCGCCACTTCAGAAACACGCGTGTTTTCTACTGTTACCTCGTAGTTATCAGATGCTCCTACCTTTGACAGATGGTAGTCATAGAGACCGCTTCCTTCATGACATTCGATCTTATAGCCCTCTAGCCCTAAAGTTTCTCGAATATACTCGGTCGTCTGAGCAATATACGCAGGGTCAAAAAGCCAGCTCTTACTACCCTCGGCATCTTGACCGTACAGGGCGTATGTCCACAGAATATACTGATCATCGTCAGAAAAGATTCGTCCCGCAGCCAAGTGAATAGGTGCGCCGTCTTTTTCCCAGTAGATAACTTTAGTATGCGGTCTATCTATAAACTCTTGAAACGTCTCGCGCAGTTTTTCCTTCTTTGCGGTGTCATCTACTGGATTGCCCATGTAACGCCAATCAATTGTGCCTGCTTCCATGATAGGCAGGCATTGATCAACAAGAGTATCGAACCCACTAGGCAAGCTACTGCATTCGACTATAGTCATCACGAGTTCCGACCTCCGTAGAAATTCGACATGCTAACTTGCCCACTAGAGGGGATAAAAATATTGACTTCAGAGCCTTTTCCAAAAGAAGATGAAGTAGGTACATAAGATCCTCCTTGGTAGTACTCGCTCATACTAATAGGATTACCGCCGCCGAACTCGGCTTGGACTTGCGCGAGACTAATGGCACCTGATGTTTGCAGCGCCATTAGTTAATAACGCCTACCGCAATCTTGTGTTGAACACCTGCGCCCACCTCACCAATACGAGCAAGCGTTGCCGCCGCATCGTAATCACCGGCATCGTCAAAGCAGACGTTGACTGTTCGCTCATGTGTTAACTCAGGGGCGTCAGAAGTAAACCTGACTTTAATGTCACGGCAGTCAGCACTTGCTGAAATAGTCTCACCCTCGTTATCGGGAGCAGGCATTTCTTCTGTGCGAGAGCCGGTATATTCTTCTAATAGTTCGTATGTAACTGTCATTCTCTAGTCTCCAATTTGCGTCTTGAGATCTTCGATCTCGGCTTTAAGTTCTTTAATAGACTCAATCAACAAACCCACCATGTTTCCGTAGGCTACGGTCAACTTCCCGTCATCCATCTCTGATACTGCTTCAGGAAGAACCTTAAGTACCTCTTGTGCAATAACTCCTGTCTGACGCGTCTCTGGCATAACACCCGTTTCGGGATCAGGAACAAAGTCTGTTCTGTCGAAGGTGTAGCCGCTTAGCTGGCAAACCTTATCAAGAGCCTTGGGAATTACTTCAATGTTTGTCTTAACTCTAATGTCAGAGTAAGCAGTAATATTGCCAACAGCCGTGTAGTTACCCGCGAAATCCCAAGTATGTTTAATACCTACAGCAGACCAGCCACCTAGCTCCATCTTGTTTGCCGTTGACAGTCCAAAATTAACGGCGTAGGCGCCAGCTCGGTGAAAGCTCACTACTGCGGGTTTGGATGTGTCACCTCTAACCGAAAAAGATCCGCCATCATTTGCAGCGGCAACGGTTGTCGTGGTACATACCCTGCCTGCAAGTAGCCCCGTCATTGTCCCGCCGCCTCTGCCCAAGAAGGCTGAAGCTTGTAACCCGTCTAACAGGTCTGCATCTAAGCCTGAGCCGCTGCCATCGTTGTTGGTATGCCAGTATTTATTCCAGCCTCCAGCAGTGTTGTTTGAAATGACTTGAGTGTAAAGGGTTCCGCTCCCACTACTCGTCATTTTCATAGCCATTGTATTGCTGTAGTAGCTGTAAGGATCTCCGTGACCCATGCGGATACTGTTGTACCAGTCACCTGACGGGGCAAGTTTTGTATCAGTAATTCCGCTTGCTTGCTGGTACTCCAAAGCGTTGTCAGGACCGTTAGTAGCAAACGTCACTGAGGTTTGATAAGGATTACTGGTGGCAATGGAGGTTGTACCCGAACCAGTAACGGCACCACTTAAAGTAATAGTTTGATTAGGTGCAGGGTTACCCGCACTATAGTAGTAAGACCCATGCTGTCCGTCTAACAGATCAGCATCTAAACCAGAACCTGAGCCGTCGTTGCCGCTATCCCATACGGTTCGCAAACTACCCCAGCTACTGCCTATCCCTGATCTAAATAATAAGTTTTTGTCTCCACTATTATTACTTGAGTCGGACATTATCTGCCAAGCTCTGTAAGCACCACTCCAGCCCTTAACAGTTATAACGCCATCCCAAGTACTCGATGAGCCTGCTATCTCGTCAGTAAAGCTGTAAGAAAGTCTTTTTCCGACAAAGTTGGCAGGGGTTACATCGCCGCTGTTTCGTGTATCTAATACTTGTGATTCGTATGCATGATGACCATCGAGCAGATCAGCATCTAAACCAGAGCCTGTGCCGTCAACGGTCTTAACTGCAGTCAGTATCTGAGAAGCAGTTTGGTCAGCAGTCGCGCCGTCTTCAACGTTTAAAGCATTTCTTAGCTGAGCAGGAGTCGATGGTCGCACAAAGTTATTACTTGCAGTATCGACCTGAGTCATAATAAAACCAATACTATTATTGGTTACGTCATACTCTGATCTAAATAGTCTTGCGTTAATATCACCACTGGTGTTGCGCTCAGCGACTGTGCTAGGCGTACTAGCTGAGGTCAATGCATGCCCGTCAAGTGTCCCAGCGTTTATGCCAGCAGAACCATTTACGTCTACAGTCTTAATAGCTGCTAAAAGTTCCGCTGCTGTTTGGTCGTTGGTGTAGCCGTTAGGGTTACTGGCAGGGTAGTAGTAAGAACCGTTGTTTCCATCGAGTAAATCAGCATCTAAGCCAGAGCCTGAGCCGTCGCTCGCCGCAGTCCATACTTTATTCCAGCTATTTTCAGTTCCAGCCTGGGTTCTTCGGACATAAAAGCCATCGGCAGACCAGAAGCTATGTGCTAGCTGGAAAGAATATTCGCCTGAATCCCCCCACGAGTTAGCCCGTGCAGTAATCCAGTTATACCACTCTGCTGTCGGAGCGTTAGTCGCCTCAGAGTAAAAGTGAAATCCAGATACGTTGTTGTGAAACGTAGAGGTACTACTAGACTTATAGATGCCATCTCCGCTAACAAAACTCGTAGCGGCTATTCCATCTAACGTCCCAGCGTTTAAGCCAGCAGAACCATTTACATCTACAGTCTTAATAGCTGCTAAAAGTTCCGCCGCTGTTTGGTCGTTGGTGTAGCCGTTAGGGTTACTGGCAGGGTAGTAGTAAGAACCATGCTGACCGTCTAACAGATCAGCATCCAAACCTGAGCCTGAACCATCGTTGATGCTACCCCAAACCTCTCTCCAAGAACCATTGGTTGAAGATGGATTATTTCGCCAGTACATATTACCGTTAGAAGAAAACGCTAACTGGGCGTTGTAGTTGCCATTGTGCTGTCCAACTGTAATAACGCCGTTTGCATTGTTATATACTGGTGGCGCGTTAGAAGAAGCGCCATTAAAGCCTCTGTATTCAAGCTGCCCAACAGATACGCTATTGGCAACAGTATTTAGATTTTCTTGGCTTGGACCAGCGCCGCCAGCTTTAATCTTTGGTGGTAAATTAGCTGAACTGTAATAGTAAGAACCATGTTGTCCATCGAGTAAATCAGCATCTAGACCTGAGCCTGAACTGTCGTTGCCAGCGTTCCATAC